GGCCGCCTTCCGCTCCTGGAGGTACTCGGCGAGCCGCCGGGCGTCGTTCGGCTCGTGGCCCCGGGCCTCGAGGTAGAGCCGCGCCGCGACGACGTTCTCGGTGAGTGCCGGTGCCGCCTTCGCGAGCGTCTTCGTCTCGGCGTGGACGGCGTCGGGGACGGCCGGCCGGTCGACCGTCGACGTCTCCATGATCCGGCCGTCCGTGATCTCCCGGACCATGATCTCGTCGCGGTCGAGCCCCGCCTCGTCGAGGTCCGCCTGGACCGGGTCGGGGATCGCCACGTCGTCGGGCATCGCGCCCGGCTCGTACAGGACGCCTGTCGCCCTCCCGCCGATCGAGAAGCCGCCGAGGACGCCGTCGTCGACGAGCTGCCACAGCGGGTCGTCGTACTGCCAGCCCTGGACCCACGTCCCCGCGGGGAGGTCCTTCCCGCCGATCGTCTCGGGGGCGACGAGCTGTCGATCCTCGACGAGTGCCAACTCGTCGCGCGGAAACACCGCGTGCATGACGCCCGGGTACGCGTCGCCGGCGGCGACCCGCTCGCCGAACGCCTCGCGCAGGCCGGCGATCGTGTCCGCGCGGATGAAGTCACCCTGGTGGTCGAGCCGATCGGGGACGAGGACCGCCCCGCGGGCGATCTGCTCGGCGTCGTCTTTTTCGAGGAGTTCGACTCGCTTGTTGAACTCCCCGTCCGCTGCGTCTGCCTGTGGGGTGGGGCTCATGTGTTGCAATGCCTCCTCGCGAGCCCGCTCGGGCTCGCGGTCGAAGTGCTCCGCCAGCAGCGCCTCGGCCTTGGTCTGGGCCGCCTCGCCGTCGATGCCGTCCGTCCGCGGGGCGAACTGGATCGCCGCCTCGAGACCGGGCGCCGAGAGGTTGTCCGTCCGCGGGTTGACAACGGGGAGGACGACCCCCTCCTCGAACGACGTCGCGTCGACGGCGCCGTTGAGTGACCGGGCCGCGATCCGGCGGCGCTCCGTCTGCGAGAGGTCCATCCACTCGTCGATCGCGTCCGGGTCATCGGCGTACGCGTCGACGAACGCCGCCAGGGTCTTCGTGACTGACCCCCACTGCGGCGTCGTCTCGGTGCCGTCGAACTCGGGGGTGCGTGGTGTGCGTCGAGCCATGTTACGGGAGCTCCCACGCCGGCGCGACGCCGCACCGGCAGTTGATGATGTTCGCCAGCGAGCCACGCGGGTCGCCCGGCCACCACAGTTGCTCGCCGCTGACGGTGAACTTCGCCCCGACGGGGACGACCTGGCCGTCGGCACTGCGGTGCGCGGCCCGCGTCCGGGCATCGTCCTCGGCGAGCCACTCCTTGCCGGGCGCGCCGGCATCGCGGATCGACGAGACGGCCCCACGAGCGGCCGCCCCGGTCGCGCTCGTCCGGGCGACCCGCTCGGCCTCGTAGCCGCGCATGTCGGGGAACACCTCCTCGCGGAGGATCCGCTCCATCTCCGGGACGCCGATGCCGGCGTCGTACGCGTCTCGGAGCGCCGCCGCGATGTCCGTCGCCATCCGCTCCGTGGTGAGCGTCGACGCGCCGTCAGCGTAGTCGCGTAGTTCGCGGGCGACGCGGTCGCTCACGTCGTCGGCCACGTCCAGGTCGTATCGGCGAACTGTCGCGGCGCGACCAGCCGCGCCCGCATCGGTCCACAGCGTCTCGAACGTGCTCGTGATCGCGTCGCGGTGATCTCGGAGCGTCCGGATGATCGACCGCCGGGCCGCCTCGTCGGCGCCGAGGAGGATCTCGCCCGACTCGAGGGCGGATAGCACGTCATCGTGCCACCGCTCCAGCAGGCCGACGAACGTCTCGATGAACGTCCGCCGGGCGCTGTCCTCGCCCGGCGACGCCTTCGCGAGGAGGTGAGTCCGGGCGCCGCAGGTGGCACACATCGTCAGCCATCGCCCTCCTCGTCCGTGTCCGGGGCGCCGTCCGCCCGGGCCGTCACGGAGTACCCCAGGTCGGCCGCCCGCTGGTGGGCCCGTGCCTCGTCGCGCGCCCGATTGACGTCCGCCGCCTCGCCCCCGCCCGAGGAGGGGCCCCCCGCGCCGCCGGCGCCGCTGGTCTGTGCCAGCTCGGCGACGAGCAGGTTGCCCTCCGGCCCGTCCAGCGGCTCGCGGCCGATCTGGTCGCGGGCCTCGTCGACCGTGATGACGCCCGCCGTCCCCTCGATCCGCAGCTTGTCGATCTCGGCCTGGCGCTGTTCGTTCTCGGCGCCGTGGAGCGCGAACTCGACCGTCCAGCCGTCGACGCCGAGCATCGTCTGGTGGATGACGGCGTGCAGCCGGGCGGCCAGTTTCTCTTGTTTTGGCCGGATCGTGTTCTGGGCGAACTCGCGGCGCTGCGCCTCCGCGTTCGCGAAGTTGATCTTCTCCGTCCGGTTGGCGACGACCGGCGGGACGTCGTGCGCCTTCATGATGTCGTGTTCGTTCTCCTTGCGGTACTCGATGAAGGAGGCGTCCTCCTCGACGCCGACCGTCAGCGGCTCGATCCGCAGCGAGACGTCGCGCGCCTCCTCGAACGAGCCCGCAGCCCCACTGACCGCCTCCAGGAGGACGCCGCGATGGGCGTTGTCGTCCACCCGGAGGTTCTTGAACTTCTCCTCGAGTTCCGCCCACGCCTTGTCCGTCAGCTCGCCCCCCTCGACGATCACGGCGAACCGGGGCACCCCGTCGTTCTCGAAGAAGTTGGCGTTGAACTGCCGGGCGGCGAGGTCGCCGAACACCGTCTGGATCGCCGGCACGATGTCCGGAACGCCGTAGTGTGGGGCCAGCGCCGAGTAGTTCCGGACGACGAGTAACTCGTTTGCCGGCGTGCCGATGTCGCCGACCGACGAGCCCGTGTCGCCCGTGTCGGCGTCGACGAACGTCTGGGCGTCGCCGTAGCGGTCGCCGGCGGCACCGAAGTAGCCCTCGATCTGCTCGGTGTCGGGATCGATCTGGACGTACCCCGGCGCGTCGATCCGCTTCCGGACCGTGTGCGCCGGGATGTGCGCCAGCCCCGTCGGGGCGCCCGTGTTGTCGTTGACGAGCACCTCCACGGCGAGCCAGCCGATCGACTCGTAGTCGACCCACGCGTTCTCGAGCACCTCGTCGGGCGTCGCCGGGAGCCGATCGGGGCCGAGTTGCCACGTCGAGTCGGGCCCGAACCAGAAGTCGCGGACGGCCGCCTCGCCCGGCGGGGCGTCGCTGTCGGCTTCGTCGTGGGGCGTGATGGCGAGGCCGTGGCCCGCGACGCCCTGCGCCTTCGCGTGGACGCAGATCGCGTGCGTTTCCGAGCGCTCGAGCAGCAGCGCCAGGTTCGTCGGGTTGTACGGCGGGTCGTACCAGTCCGTTCGCTCGTGCGGGTCGTCCGTGTCGTGCTGCTGGCTGGTGGTCGCCTTCGTGGTGCCGCGGTCGCCGCTCCACGCAGGGTCGTCGATCGTCGCCCACGCACTGTCGGCCGCGTCGCCCCCGAACACGCGGACGCCCGTGGCGTCGGCTGTGTCGGCAGTGCCGCCCGAGTCGTCAGTCACTTCGCGATCCCTCCATCGTCACAGTCGTGGTGGTGGCCGCGCGCCTTCGCAAGCGGCGTCTCGAGCCGCCCGCCACAGACGCGGCAGGTATCGGTGTCCTGATGCATGGGTCAAAAGGAGCGAGCGAACCCCTCGTCGCTGGTATCGCGGTCGGGCCGGACGGCGTTCGTGAAGATCGCGTACCGCAGCGCGTCGCAGTTATGCACGAGGACACCGTTCGCGAAGTATTCTGGCTGGCCGAAAACACTCAGGTTGTAAACGTCAGCCGTGGTCCCGGTGTCTTGCAGCGCACTTACGCGAACAGAATCGCCGGTCCTGGTATTTGTTGTGAGTGAACGTTTCGTTACACCATTCGCAGGTGCGTTCGACATCGTCGACGCCGGACTCTCGCCGCCACTTTGCTTTACAGGCGTTTGAGCAGAACCGAGCTTTCGTGTAGTATTTAAACTCCTCTCCACACTGCTCGCACTCTTTGACTTTTGGTTCGGCGTTCTCCCACTGTTTTCGGGCGTGGTCTCGGTGCCACTCTTGCCCTTCGTCTGATTGATGCCAGTCTTTCGCGGCCTTGATGGCCTCCCAGGGCGTGTCGCCACCCCATTCTGGATGGCGTTCAGCATGTTCCTGAGGCGTGATGCACTCCAAGTTCTCGATGTCGTTGTTGGTGGGGTCGCCGTCTGTGTGATGGATGACGTGCCCGTCTGGAATCTCGCCGTTGTGGTGTCGCCAGACCTCCCGGTGGAGGGCTTCGACACCGTCCTCGATGTGTTTTCCGCTGGGGCGGTAGTAGTTTCTGTCTGGCCGATTCTCGGATTCTGGGTAGCGCCGGAAGGTGATTCCTTGGAATTCGACTTCCTCGACTTCTGGCATCGCACTCCGGTACGCGGTGTCGGTGTAAGTAAGTCCGCATACCGGAGTGAAAATAGAGGCTTGAAACCCTCTGTTGTGTGGACTGGATGGTTCGCCGTCGCGGTTAGAGTTCTTCCATTACTCAAAATTGCAGTGACCACCTCAACATCTTCAGCAGTCTTCCCCGCCGCAAGTACAGGCTGGTAGCCTGCCCGCGTTAGCACACGGTCGCCAGGGGCGATTGTTTCAATCGGGCGCTCACCAGTTTCGGTGAGGACTTGAGTCCCAGCGACGAAACAGGCGTGATCCTCGGCGCCACTGCTTCCGACGTGCTCCTCCTGATAGGAGAGGACCTCCTGGATCAGTGGCGTGCAGGCGTCGGCGACGAGGAGGCCCGGTCGCCCCTCGTCGTCGGCCTCGAGGCGAGCGCGGACGGCGTCGATCCCGCCGTCGATGTCCTTCTCGGCTTTTCGGGCCGTCCACCCCGCCCGCCGGAACTGGTCGATGTCGGCCGGGGCGTGCTCGCTGTAGATGGTGCCCGCTGGGCGCCCGGCGAGCCAGGCGAGTGCCGTCCCCGGGTCGGGATCGTCCGGGTCGCCGACGTGACAGCCCGACTTGTACAGCGCGTCGACGACGACGTACTGGTCGTACCCGGTGCGCCCGATCTCGAGGAGGACGCGGGGGTCGTCCCAGCCAGCGTCGTAGCCGTACAGCCGCCAGTCGCCGACGCGATCGCGGGCCTCGGCGGTCGGGACGACGTGTCGCTGCCGGCTGAACCGGCTATAGACCAGCCCCTCGGGCGCCGCGAACCCACCGGCGAGGCCCTGCTCCTCGGCGGGCGTCCCCTCGAACTGCCGGGTGAGCTTGTCCTGCTCGTCGAGGAACGGGTTCGCTCGCGAGTCGGCGACGACGTTGTGGATCCGCGTCGGGAGCGGCTCGCCGTCGGGATCGACCTGCCGCTCGACGAAGTCGTAGAACTGGTTGTAGCCGTTCCCGGTCGACGTCCACAGCGTGACGTTCGGGCCGTCGCTGGTTCGCTGCCGGGAGATCAGCATCCGGTTCAGCTTGTAGAGATCGGTGGTCTCGTAGTGGGCCACCTCGTCGGCCCAGATCGCGTTGAACTCGCCACCGGCGTACCGGTTCCACTTGTCGGCGCTGCCGAGTCGCGCCGTCGCACCCGACACGTACGTGAGCGTACCGCCGCCGTAGTCCTGCTTGTACCGGGCGACGAGCGGGCTGTTCTCCGGGTCGCCACCCTGCTCGGGGACGGTGTCGGCGCCGGGGAGCTGCTCGAAGAACACCTTGTAGGTGGTCGGGCCGCCCTTCGCGCTGTCCTGGGCGAGGACGAGCAGGTCACTCTTCGGGACCGCCAGTGCCGTCTCGTGGATCCAGCGCGACCCGAGGATGGACTTGCCCGAGCCGTAGCCGCCGCGGAACACGACCACGTCGTAGGCGCCCGAGTCGAGGGCGTCGATCGCGGCGAGCTGCTTGTCCCAGAACGCCCACTCGAGGTCGAGGCCGTCGTCGCGGGCGTCGACGGCGACGCCGTCAGTCGTCAGACTCATCGAGGTCCTCGTCGGTGACGCGGTGGTGGGTGATCGACACCTCGAAGGCGCCGCCGCCGTCGCCGCTGTGTTCGTGATGCAGCGTCTCGCCCTCGGTGATCTTGTGGTGCGTCTTTACCAGGTCGTTCAGGCGACCGATCGCCCGGTCGACGGCCTGCTCGGACGTCTGGAGCAGCTTCGCCAGCGCGTTCACGACCTCGCCGTCCGCCTGGCCGGCCTCGATCTTCTCGAGCATGTCGTGCGCGAGCGCCTGGCCGTCGTCACCGTCGGAAGCCCCCGCGGCCCACCAAAACATCGTCTTGATCGCCCAGATCTCCTCCTGGATCAACGCAGCGTTGTCGTGCTGGCGCACCTCGTCGTAGAGCTCGCGGTCGGCCTCGGTTAGATAGTCCGACCGAAGGCCGTGGACCGCGTTCGGCGAGTCCATCCCACGCGGCTGGGCGCCGCCGTGCATCCGACAGCGATCCCGGCCGTCGACAGGGTAGTTCTCGCAGTAGCCACCATCCCGGCACTCGGCCCCACACCGATCGGGGAGTGGTTCCTCAGTCGCCATCGTGCATGGGTGTTCGACACGACCGGTCGTGCATGGGTGTTCGTTCAGTCAGCCGTCGTCCAGCGCGTCGATCGCCGCGTCGGGGACGTTCTCCAGGTCGACGAACAGCTCGCCCGTGACGCTCGCGATCGCCGCGCCGCGCAGGTCGACGTCGTACTGGCGGGAGAGTTGGTACAGCAGCGCCTGGGCCGGCGGGTCGTGGCCGGGGCGCGGGAGGGCGAGCGTCAGTCGCCGGTCGCCGGTCGCCTGCGTGGCGAGGCCTGGTTCGGCCGGGCGCTCGTCGGGATCACCCGGGACGGGCCCGAGGTCGTGGTCGACGTCGGCGAACTCGAGCGTGTCGCCGTCGGCGATCGCGTCAGTGACGTCGACGCCGTTGAGCCACGTCCCGCGCCAGCG